ACGCAGTTTATTGAACAGGCTACGACTCCGATAAAGGATGAGCCAGTGGTTATACAGTTAAATCCTAAGAATGTAATTGATCTAATAAGGGATTTCGCATGCCGTCTGGTGAATCTAACGTACATACCGAAGCACATCCGTCTAAGCCAAAAGCTGACCAGTTAATAGCTGACTACGAACAGCATTTAGGTCAGCGTCGCAATATCGAAAGCTATTGGCAGACTCTCCACGACTATTTCTATGTCGAATCTCAAGACATAAACAAAACGTATTCACCCGGAACCGAACTTGAGTTCTCGCAATTATGGGACTCTACGACCCTAGAGACAGCAGACGTATTTGCGTCAGGGTTTATGAACTATCTGACACCACCAACGTCTAAATGGGCGAGGATCCGACACAAAGACCCTGCAATCAATCAGAGCAAGGCAGTAGGAAACTTCTTCGAGGAAGTGATGGACGAAGTGAACTACGCACTCAATCGCTCTAATTTCTACCAAACAATGTTCCCAACGTATAAATCAAGCGGTGTATATGGCACGTCATTACTGTTTGAAGAAGAAGATGTACACGAGGATATCAGATTCTCAAATATGCCACTCAAGCAGGTTGTCGTTGTAGATGACGCCTACGGTCGAATCAGTAAATATTTTATAGAGTTTGAATACACAGCCAATCAAGCTGCAAGTCGTTGGGGTGTTGAGGAACTCTCAGGTGAATTACAGCGTGAGATCAGAGACGGTAAGGGCGACTCAACTAAACACAAATTCTTTCTATATATAGCCAACAGACACGTCAGACAGACCGAAAAGACAGACAAACAGAATCTACCTATCGAAGCGTCTTGGATTGATATTAAAGGTCGCATGGTCGTAGAGGAATCAGGTTATAACGAAATGCCCGCATTTACTCACAGATTCGATAAGAGACCGTTCATGCCATGGGGTTTCTCACCTGCTATGAAAGCACTCCCATTCGCTAGATTATTGCAGGTAGTGGCTAAAACTAATATGCGAGCCATGATGAAAAACACTGATCCACCAATCGCACTACCTAGCAACGCTTTTCTAGCACCGTTCAATATGAACCCACGAGCGACTAATTATTATAAAGAGGACTCTATGACTGGCAAGGACATATTCCCATTCGGAAACTATGGCGACCCTAGAATAGGTCTTGAAGCGACTGAATACTACGCAAGCAAGGTTAAGTCTATGATGTACACGGATGTTTTCCTCGCATTCTCTAATATCACTAAAGACATGAACAACCCCGAGATCATGGAACGTCTCAATGAGAAAATGACCATGCTCGGACCTGCAGTTGGTCGATACCTTCAAGAAGTGATTAGCCCTGTAATTCAAAGAACAATAGGTATTCTATTCAGACGTGGAAAACTCCCAGAACCACCTATGGAACTGATGATGAATCCCGGCTATGAAATAGATTTCGTTGGCGTATTAGCTCAGGCACAACGTAGAACTGAATTAAATAGTTTAGTAACCAGTTTACAAATGATCGGTTCAATGGCTCAGTATTCCCCAGAGGTATTGGATAAAATCAATCCTGACAGAGTAACAGACGAGGTGTTCAGTATCACAGGCGCACCTGTAACAGTATTAAGAGACGATGCAGAGGTTCAATCAATCCGAGAGGGTAGAGCGCAAGCTAGTATGCAGGCTCAACAGATAGCAGAGTTACAAGCCGGCTCAGAAGTAGCTAAGAATGCAGGCTCAGCAGAAGCCAGTTTCGCAAAAGCTAAGGGTGGCAAATGACCGACTTGAGTAACATTGATGACGTGAGGGCATTACAGGCGAACATGAGAGCATCACTAGACACACCTCAAGGCAAAGAAGTTATTGAGTATTTAGACGAGTTATGCGGTTGGTTTGATTTTAAAGAAGTCGACCCGAACATGATCTTGATTAAACATGGTAAACGTCAAGTTTTAGCGACGCTTAAGACGCTTTTATCATTACAACCGGAACAAATAGTCGCAATCGCAACCAAACAGGAGATATAAATATGGATACTCAAGCACCCGATATGGACACTGCTTTGACCCAAGGAGAGAATGGTTTTAACAATGGTGACGCACCAGCACAACCTGAATTAGCAAATCCTTATAAGCCACAGCAGGCACCTCTTAAACCTGCAAACCCAGAAGCACTGCAAGAAGCAGGGTCTAGTTGGAAGAAACAGTTAGCTACTGATTTCGCTAACAGCCCGACAATGCAGAAGTATGCAGATACCAAAGACGGATTGAACGACGCAGTTAGAGCGCATTTAGAACTACAAAAGATGATGGGACATGATAAGGTTCCTGTTCCAAAAGGTCCAGACGACCTTGCAGCTATGGCACAGTTTAAAAAGGCGTTCAATATCCCGAACGAACCATCTGGATATAAATTACCTGACGCTGATTTCCCGGAGTCAATGAAAGGCACATCTATCGACAAAGAGGGCTTCTCAGCTATTGTACACAGGTACAACCTAACACCTGAGCAAGCTAAAGGGATGTGGTCAGAATACACGTCAATGATTCGAGGTATCCACACTCAGCACTCACAAGAGTATGAAGCGAAGATGACTCAAGTTAGGAATAGAATGCGCCAAGAATGGGGCGATGCCTATGATACGAAAGTTGAACTCGGTCAAATGGTAATCAATAAATTCTCAGACGATGAAGAAATGAATGAGAGCATTACAGCACTATTGTCTCAAAATCCTCATGGGATTAAGTTTTTAGCGCAGATCGGTAATCAATTCGCAGAGAATAAGATTGGCGACTTTAAATATCAAACTCATGCTCGTAGTCCAGAAGAAGCTCAAAAAGAGATCAACTCGATTCGACATGACCAGAATCACCCGTATAACAATGAAAAAGCAACTTCGGGTGAAAGACAGCGAGCTATTGATTATGTCAACAGCTTGTATGCAGCAATATCCAGATCCGGAGACCGCAACCAAAGATAGTGTTGCGCCCTGATTTGTCAGCGTAAAGATGCGACCCTCATACGAGGACACTCAAATCCTAAGCAATTTAGTAGTGAGTAAATCGTAAACAACCAAGGAGGTCATCATGGCTGATACACAAGCAGCAGTATTCGCACAAGCGTATGCCGCAAATATCATGCAGTTGGCTCAGCAAAAGTATTCTAAGCTGTTGCCTATTGCGTATATAAAACCAAACGTACGTGGTAAAACATTCTTCCAAGACCAAATTGGTCAATGGACTATGGAAACCAAAGGCGGAAGAAACGTCCAAACACCTAACAACGATCCGAACTTAGGTCGTCGAATGGGTACGATGGTTGATTTCCACGACAATAGATTGTTAGATCGTGGTGATGAATTACGTATGCTTTCGGATCCTCGCAGTGCTTACACCATCGCAGCAGCTAGTGCGCTTGGTCGTAAGATTGACCAAGAGATTGCAAACAAAATCCTTGCAACCTCAAAGTCAGGAGAATCAGGTTCAACCAATGTAACGCTCGGTACTACCTCAATAACCGCTCACGTCAATCCGACGCAAGCCGGTGGAACTGGTACTGCCGCAACGCTTACATTCCAACGTGTTCTGAACGTCAAAAAAGCATTTGACTTAGAAGATGTTGAAATGGACGATCGGTTCTTCGTAGTAAATCCTCATGGGTTAGAACAACTGCTCGGAACTACCCAAGCGACTTCATCAGACTATGTGGCTATCAAGTCATTAGTTCGTGGTGAAATCGACACTTGGATGGGCTTCAAGTGGATCATGTCTACTCAACTCTCTAGTTCTGGCACTACGACCTCATGCTTTGCTATGCAACGCTACGGTTTGTGCTTAGCTATGGGATCTGAGCCTCTTGTCCGAACAGACGAGAGAGGAGACTTGTCCTATTCATGGCAGGTGTACTACGAGTTAAACATTGGTGTAACTCGGTTAGAAGAAACTCGTGTCGTACAACTCGACGTAAACTCAGCATAGTAATAACGCTATAGGCGAAAAGGAGATAGAAATGGTACAAGCAGCAAACGTAACCAAGTTCACAGCAGGTGGAAGTGGCGATAACGTGGTAGCAGACGGTTATATCCGAACCGTTGAAAAGGTGTGGTTGGACAGCTATACAATAGGGTTCACTGACACTAATTCAACGATTGATATCGCTGTACTGCCATTGAACAAGAAAATCACAGGTATTGATGTAATGATCTCTACTTCCGCTTCTCAAACAGGCGGTACGGTTTCAGTTGGTTATTCTACTGATTCCGCAGTTGATACATTCTTGGGCGCAGCTACTATTACCTCAGCGAATACAGTTACTTCCATCAGTTTATTTGGTGGTGCAGTATCTGGACAGTTGGGTGTAGGCGTTAATGCCGTTGGTAAAATTGGTGGCTTCCAAGCCATTACAGCAGGAACTCAAACAACGATTTCTGTTAAATTGAACAACTGGACAATGACGACTGGAACGGTAAAAACGATCGTTCGTTATACCTAAGCAACAAATTGGAATGTGAGCGACATTTGGGTGTCGCTCACATTCTAACTTAATTATTAAGGATAAATTATGGCAATCACAAAAACGTCAACAGCTAACTACGCATTACAGTTATGCGGTGCTAGTCCTATAGTTGCATTGACAGATGATACGCCGAACGCAAGAGCAGTAAACGCAATCTATGACACTAGCAGGAAATCTGTTCTTGCTGAGTGTAAATGGAACTTTGCAACCACAAGAGCAACTTTAACTATCACAGCAGTAACGATTGCATGGACTCACACAAACGAAACATATTATTATGCTAGACCAACAGACATTTTAGAAATATTTGAATCAAGCGACTCAGATGCGGCATGGCGAGAAGAAGGTGATTTCATTCTCTCCGATACCGCTGATTTGGGGCTTAAATATGTTTATGACCATGACACACCATCTAAGTATCCAGCATTGTTCCTTGATGCCTTTGTGGACAAATTATGTGCCAATATATGCTTCATGTTGTTGAACTCAGCAACCAAAGCAGAAGCGTTTATTGCCAAGTATGAAAAAGTCTCTCTACCGAAAGCAATGTCGAAAAACTCACAAACAGGTATACAGCAAGAACCTAAAGATGACGAATGGGAGAGAGCCAAATTCGGAACTGAGGGAAATCCTGCACGATCTTATGGATAAGGAGTCTTAAATGGGTGATCAAAAACGTATAACAAGCTGGTCAGATGTAGATGCACATGTTTTATATGCTAAGAGGGCATTATCAGAAGAAGATGCGTGGCCTGTACTCGTAAACACAAGCGGTGCATTGTTAACAGCAAGTGCAAGTGTTTCAACCAATTCATCAAGCGGAACATTAACTGCTACACTCGGCACTCTAGTACCTGCGACTGCTAACGTAGCTACTAAAGTCTATGCTTTCTCAGTAACGACTACGTCAGCCACAGCCTTAGTAGTAGCGTTCATGGCTGGTACAACTCGGCTTTGGCAAGTGCAATTAATGGCACCAGCAGGTGCTAGTGCCGGTGCTAACTTAGCCAACCCGACAACATCACCGTTATTCTCAACAACATTGACTAACACCTCTCTAACTCTAAGCTGTAGCTCTGCATTGTTAGTCCATTGGTCAATCGCTTATATTCAGGAGTAATAATGATTAGTAAATCAATCACTAAAGAGCAGGTACTAGAAACCATGTATGAAGATGGAACAACCTATCGTAGAGATGTCTATACGGGTCCACAAGGCTCAGGCTATACAGACATATGGACTAAAATGGTGGGTGAAGTCAAGTGGATTAAATGCGAGCATGTAGGTGTAGAAGATAGGGAATCATTTGATTGGAAGCTAAATGGCGACGAGTAGTATAGTCACATCAAGTGCTAGGTTATTTACAGAAGCAACGAATGAGTATTTCTCTATTACAGATGCTTCACAATCTGGACTGGATTTATCGACTGGTGCTTATATAGCGGGATGGGTATATCTTACAGAGCTTGCATCAACAGATGGTAATAACTTACGACTTGTAACGAAGTGGAATACCACAAGCGATCAAAGGGCGTATTCTCTATACATTGACTCATCTAATGACAAACTTACATTTGCAATTTCACCAGATGGAACAGCGACAGGTAATGGATCTGCTCAAGCAACTACTGCTTTAAGCTCAACTGCCACTTGGTACTTTGTGCAAGCATACTATGATGGAACGAATATTGGTGTATCTGTAAATAATGAAGCATTTGTTACATCAGCTTATTCATCTGACATATTTAACAGTTCTGCAATATTTGCCATAGGTCAAGATGGAAATTTGGGTGCTGGGAACTTAGGTGGTAGGATGCAAAGTATTTCAGTATATTCTGCTGATCCTGGGTCTACGGTTAGAACTGCTATCTACAATTCAGCAAATGGAAAATTTTACAAGGATTACTCTACAGCCCAAAAAACTGGCATGGTATCTCATTTTGACGGAGTTGAGACATCTGGTAGATTGATTGACGCTCACAGCACAAACAACCTCACCGACAACAACACAGTAACCTCAGCCGCAGGAATAATCACTTATACTGCTGAGAAGGCTGGAAAGTTTACTTCTGCGACTAGTGAATCATTATCAATTACTAACGCTGCTCAAACAGGTCTAAACTTTGGTGATGTCCCTTTGTATATTGCTGCATGGGTATATTTTGACACCGTTGCGACAAATATGGATTTTGTCGCTAAATGGAATACCA